TAGGAGGTACAGCAGTACCCGTATCAGTCGTCCAAGCCGAAGCCGTACTCGACGAGACTAGTAAAGCTATACAGTCAGAGGGTTGGCATTTTAATACGGAGCACGAGTATACACTCACTCCCGATTCTTCAACGTCTAAGATTAACTTACCAAGCAACACGCTTAGAGTAGACTTAGACCCAGAAATTTATACAGACAGCGATCCAGTACAGCGTGGTCTTATTCTATACGATAGAAAGAAACACACGGATGTATGGACCAAGGAGGTTAAAGCCTCCATCACTTTTGATTTAGACTTCACAGAATTGCCTGAGCAGTTCCGTCATTACATAACAGTTAAAGCAGCTCGTATCTTTGCTAATAGATTCTTAGGTAGTAGAGAGATAGAAGGCTTTGCTTTGCGGGATGAGATAGAAGCTAAAGCACGTGCGATAGACAGCGACTCCGAGAATGCTGATCGTACAATCTTCGACCACTACAGCGTACTTAGAGTTTTAGATAGATAATAGATATATGCCTCTGTTAGTAAACAGTGTTCCGAATCTCGCACAAGGCGTATCACAACAGCCTGACAATCTCAGGTTCCCCGGTCAGTGCGATGAACAGATTAATGCTTGGGCTACTGTTGTTGAGGGGTTGGTAAAGCGTCCGCCTACTGAATATACGAAGAAGATAAATAGCAGTAGTACGAATGCTGATAAGTTATTCACACACTTCGTTAAACGATCAGAGCAGAATCAGTACTGTGTAGCTGTATCGTTAGGCGGTATAGGTGTTATTAACACAGGAGACGGTACACAAGTATCGATAGCTGTGACTTCTATAGCTAACAGTTATCTGAGCTTAGGAGGACAAGCATCGTTAGGTGGAGTAGCTAATCCGTTAGCCGACTTACGAGCACTGACAGTAGCTGACTATACGTTCCTTGTTAATAAGAATAGAGTTATAGAACGGAGTGAAGCTGCTGAACAAAAGTCTACACCACCAGCTGATGAAGCACTTATTGTTGTTAAGCTAGGGGACTATGAGAAAGCTTACAGTATATATGTAGATGATAAGTTAGTACCTCTAGCTACAGCGTTGCAAGGACAACACCATGATTACAGCAGTACGAGCCACGGTAATACATCTGTTCAACCTGCTACTTATATAAGTGGACCTGCTGATGTGGAACCTAAAGGCAACCACGCTGATACAGCTTTTATAGCTAGAGACTTGTATGATTGTATAGATGAAAGTATAGTTAATACAAACTCAGGCGTCTCTGGCATTACTATAAATGCGGGGCCTTCAGCTACAGGGGACGGTTGGTTAGGTGGACACTCGACTGGTACTTATGTTTTAGAAACCGTAGAAACCGTCAAGACGAGTGGTGCAAATGCTAGATTAGGCCCGGTGAAAAGGAACGTTAAGACTGAGAACCAAGTAAAACTACAAGTTAATATCATACAGTCAGGAGCTGCTACTGCATCAGCTGAATTAATAGTAACTAAAGGTGTTATAACAGCTGCTAGAAATATAAAGAAGGGTAGTGGTTTTAATTCATCTAATCCTGTATCTTTACAGTACAAACCGTATAGAAGGCAAAGAAACGTTGGGTTTACCGGAAATTTCAAATGGTCTGGGTGGGCTGAAATAAAAACAGGAGATAGAGATTACTATGTACCACCTGCTACTTTTAATTCATCTACAAATGTTAATACTGACCCTGTACAAATAACAACTGTATCGTTTACTGATGGAGGTTTCCAAGTAAGCTTAGGTGGTTCTGTTATTAAACTTACAAGTACAGGAGGTCCATTCAATATACGAGCAGAAGACGGTTTGGCAGACCAAGCGTTAGGCGTTGTATACAGAGAAGTAAGCAACATTACAGAGTTACCTATTAAATGTTACAATGGATTCGGTCCTGTTAAAGTAATAGGTGATGCAGATATCGCCCAAGACGATTACTATGTACGGTTCTCTACTAAAGATAAGACTGACTTTGGTGATGGTAGCTGGATAGAAACAGTTGGTTATTTCCAAGACGAATCAGAAACAAGTGCGTTAGAAGGTATAGATACTTTGTTAACAACTGATACAATGCCTGTCACTCTTACGCCTTTCTTTAATGGAAATACTATAACAGATTTTAGATTATCTACACCTAACGATGTTTTATATGTAAAGCACAATAGTAAATACTATAGGTTAGATGTAGAAAACAGAGCGGATACTGATACAGAACCGGGTGTAGGTAGTGACTGGGAAGATGTATGGACTGAGGTAGACGAGACAAAAGATACAACAGCAACTGTAGGTTATTTAGCTTGGAAGTCGGGTACATTCTACTACGGTCCTACTGATAGAAACAGGCGAGGTGGGTGGAGTGCACGTTCAGCGGGAGACGACAACACCAATCCATTCCCTTCGTTCGTCGGTAAACAGATACGAGACATCTTCTTCTTTAAGAATCGCTTAGGTATACTTACAGACAGTAACATTATCTTCTCCGAAGCCGACGAGTACTTTAACTTCTTCCGTACTACTACACAGCAGTTACTAGACAGTGCAGTTATAGATGTAGGACTAAGCCATACAAAGGTAGCTATACTAGAACACGCTGTACCCTTTCAAGAAAAGCTAATGTTATTCAGTCAAGGCTCACAGTTCGTACTTCGTGGAGCAGATGTGTTATCACCTAAGACTGTAGCTATATCTCCTGTAACTGAGTACGATCTATCAGATGGTATACAACCTGTAGCATTAGGTAACTATATATACTTCCCCTTTAAACGAAAAGACTTTGAAGGAGTGTATGAATACTTTGTTGATAACAATACTGAGACGTTTAACGCTGAAGAGATAACACAGCAAGTACCTAAGTATATTACATCTGATGTAAATAGGATAGTAGGTTCACAGTCTGAGAATACTATTGTTATAGGTACATCTAAAGACCCTAAGACTTTGTTTGTGTATAAATACTTCTGGAGTAATAAAGAGAAGGTACAGAGTGCTTGGATGAAGTTTACTTTTGAACGAGATGTTAGAGGCTTTGACTTTATAGATAGTAACTTACATTTAATAACAGCAGACACTGATGGCTTACACTTAGAAAGCTTGACTCTTGAAGACGGATTAACAGACACTGACTTAGATTATACATTGTATCTTGATAGTAAGGTAGACGGTAGCTCCTCTGATATAGTAGTCTCAGCTTATAATCCAGCTACTAAAGTTACTCGTGTAAGCGGTATTCCTTACGACACCACAGGTGTTGAGATATACACTAAGCAAGGTAACGAAAGGACTATAAAAGTCGTAGATTCCAGTACAGTAGATGTCTCAGGAACTATAGCTAGTTATGCAGATGACGGTAGTGGTGACTATGTTATCTACAACAGTGAACTGTACTACTGTATAAAAGCACATACATCAGGCTCTACGTTCGTTAGCAGCTATTGGAGGAAGGTAACAGAGGGTCCATCTAATCCGAATGCTTGGTCCGCTACCACTGCATACAATGCTGGCGTTATTTACAAATGTATACTAAACCACACATCTTCGATTGGTGATACTTTATCTACTAGTTCTAATTGGACAGCTACTTCAGAAGTAAGTGTTGCTAATCTTTGGGTAGCTAATAAGTTCTACAACAACGATCAATACTTCTTTGCAGGTAAGCCGTACAATATGTTGTACAGGTTCTCCAATCAAACGTTAAAACAACCAACGGAGCGAGGTGGTCGTAGTGCATCTGACTATGCTTTCCAAACGATCCGTAACGGTAGTATTGACTACGCAGATACTGGACACTTTACTGTTGAAGTAACTCCGAAGTACAGAGATAAATACAGCTACGCTTTTAATCCTGATATCGTAGGAGCCAACTTGACACTTAATCAATTCACACCACAGAACGGACACTTTAGATTCCCCGTACAAGCACAACCTAATGAAGCTACTATCGAAGTTAAAAGTGATAGTGCGTTACCAGTTAAGTTATTAGGTGCTGAGTTTGAATCGATGTTCATACCAAGGAGTAGAAGATATGGAGCTTAGAATAGACGACGCACAGCTCGATATGGATGCAGCTAATTTATACGAGGACTTACGGGAGGATGATATGCTAGAGATACTTGGCTTAAATCATCACCCTAGAGATGCGGTCTATATGTCTTACTCTTGTTCTACTAAGTGCTACAGCGTGAAAGATGAGATGAATAACTTATACTGTTCCTTCGGAGTAGCTCCTATCAAAGGCACTAATATCGGAAGTGCTTGGTTATTAGGTACTAGAAGATTACCTACGATCAAGAAGTTCTTTATTAAAAACTCAGCCGAACGTATGGAAGGATTGTTAGACGGCTTTGATTACCTCACTAACTTCGTTATGCGTAGTAACAAGCTGAGTATTAAATGGTTGGAGTGGTTAGGTGCTGAGTTTCAGGATTGTCAGTTCCAAGGGTATCTGTCATTTGTATTAGAGAGGAAGTAATTATATTATGTGCGATCCAGTATCATTAGGTTGGGCAGGTTTAGCTATGGGGGCAGCGTCAGCTGGTGCTCAAGCCGTAGGTCAACAACAGCAAGCTAAGGCACAGTACCAAGCACAGCTTCAACAGAATGAGATGCAGCGTCGTATGCAAGTACAAGCAGCAGCAGCGGAACGGACACGAGCATTGCGTCAGATGACAGGAGAGCGTTTGCAACAAGCACAACAGTTAGAATCTTTAGGTAGGGAAGAAAGAGAAATAGCATTAAAAGCACAACAAGCTATATCAAGGACAGCTGAGGACCCTACAACGGCAGCTTCTAAACAGATGGAATATTTTGCGAATTTAGGTTCTAGGAGAGAGTCGTACAACAGGCAGCGGGAGCTAATAGATGTAGGTAAAGGTTTTGCTTTAGAAGATATTGGACTAGGTTCTCAACAACGTCTTATGGGAATTAATCAACCTATAATGGACCCAATGCGTCCTAGAGGACTTGGTATATCTGATGTGTTAAGCGTAGCTAGTGGAGGTCTTCGTGGCTATCAAATGGGACAACAGTTGTCTGGTGGAATAGGCGGAGGAAGTACTAATATCAAACCCCCTAGAGGCCCTGTCAGGATAGGTGGCAAGTGGAATAAAACTTATAATTGGGAACCCGTTAACGTAACATGACACGATCAGTTAGACAACTTCAACCTACTATAGGTAGTCTCGGCAGTTACGGTATTACCCAACTAACAGCCCCTAGAGTCCCTGTACCACAGACTAATAATTTACTAGAACTAGCTAAGGGTTTGAATGTAGTTTCTGATATAGTTACTACTTACGACCAGATAAAACAAACACAAAGCAGACAACAAGCTGCACTTGAGAAAGCTANNGCGTTAAAAGGTAAAGAGCGTAAGGCATACGAAGAGGCTCTGATGACGGAAGGTGCTACGCAGTTTGATTTAGACCCCGGTGGAGTTTCTAGGCAAATGGAAGCTTACGAAAGAGAAGTCAGGAAATTGACTGAAGAAGGTAAGATGCCTCCGCAAGCTAATGCGTTGTTCATGTTAGGGGCGAAGCAAGCAAAGGGACAAGTATTAGCTAAGAGTGTTTACAGGGAGATGCTGTTTAATCCACAGACTATATCTGAAACAATATCACCTGAAGAAACTGTACTACAGAAAAGACAAGAACTGTTTAGTCGTCCCGAATTTCAATCGGAGTTAGTAAAACAAGCTGCTTTAGAAGAAATAGAGAAAGTGGAACAAGACTTTATTAAAGATGTAAACGCTAGGTTTGATGCTGTTGATATAGAAGACGGTAAAAATAATTGGTTACAAAACGGTAGAGATTCTATTAATCAAGTTATCAACGATGAGTTAGATATTAACGATCCATCTATTGTAAATTGGATAAACGATAAAGCAGGTTTGTTTCAAGGTTCTAGGAAGTATGCTTGGGATAATTTATTGAGCGAAACATTAAAAGAAGGTTTATCTAAAGACCCAATTGAAGAAGGGAGCATATCTCCTCAACAAGCTGAAACATTTTTAGATAAGTTAAGAACATTAGATTTAGGTGGTGGTATTAAATTTGCTGATGCTGAAGTAGGTAAGGGAATAACGGAGTTCTATAACTACATCGATGACAGACGCTCCAAATGGGAAAGTAAAAAGAACCAGCAATTCAACCAAGAGTACATGGGTAACTTAGCACAATCTGAAACTGAAATTTTAGAATTAATGGGCGACGGGGATACAATACCGCCAACAGATGAAGCTAGGATCAAAAGAGAATTAAGAGACAAAACACCATTACATCTTAAGACAAAGGTTAATAAAGATATTAACGATCTACTAGGAGAACTTCGTAAACCCAGTACTGAGTCTACTCAGCTATCTGTTGCTAATTTTGAGTTGTTAATAGATGAAGGTGATGATTTAGATAAGACATTGGATAGCGTGATGAATGCAGCTGCTAACAGGGCTATCACTCCAAAGGAAAGAAACGAACTTATCCAAAGAATAGAATCATCTAGGAGATTTACTACTGTGGTTTATGATGATCCTGTAATGAAAACATTAAGGAACGGATACAGAGAGACGATCACTGGTTTTGAGCAATTTAAAGCAGGTAAAAGTCCTGTTAGTAATCCTGTAGGGTTTTTTACTAGATTGGGCGTGAGGGTTGGTCCAGAAAAACCTGGGGAAGACCTTGAGGATCGTATAGCAAAAGCTTATAATCCCGTAGAGAACCACAGTGTTTACTACCAAATATACCGTAATCTAAGTAAAGACGCTGCTGATATGTTTGTTAATAAAAGATATACAGCATTTGAGAGAGATTTGAGGCAAGCATTTGAAAGTAAGTTTAACGAGCTAGAACAAGATGAAGAAACTAGCCCACAAGAAGCTAAAGATAAAATCTTAGAACAAATGGAAATGATAAGTGAAAAAGTGTTTAAAGCTTGGTCTGAAGACTCTATCACTCTAGCTATAAATAAATATAAAGTAAATCCAGCGTTGTTTAACCAAGACTTAGAAGCTCAATAAAATTTAACATGGCTACTGAAAATACAGACGATAAAACCTTAAGTCCATTTTACGGTCGTAAGAAAGATATAGACCCTAGAGACCCTGAGCAGGAGATTACACAAGAGCAGAAAGCTCAGATGGTAGAACAATTTAAAAGTGATACTAAAACATTCTTAGACAACGAAGGAGCTCGTATCCTTGAAGATGTAAAGACACAGAAGCCTGTACCTGCGTTAAGTAGGATTGAGGAAATGGGCGAATACACTGAGAGAAGTAACGAGCAGAAGAGTGCGTTATTAAAAGAAAAGTCTGAATTAGTAGAAAGAAAAAGTAAATTAGAGTCGGACTTCAGCCAAGCTGGTTTAGCACTTAAAGAGAATATACAAGGCGAAATAGAAGAGATTGATAAAGTTGTTACGGACATTGATAAAACACCACCTAGTCGCCTTCGCCCCGGAGCACCTACGCCATCTAAACTTCAAGTTGAAATACCCACTAAGTTACCAGACCACGGTATTAGAGCACTGTATACTACTGAAGAAAGAATTTTAGAGAGAGCCTCACGAGCAACTGGACTACCCCCTGAAAGCCCAACTAGCCATCGTATAGCTGCTATGCTGGCTGAGGGTGATCCTTTCTCTTCGGATGCTTTTGAGAGAGCTAGACAAGAGTCTATTAAGTTATTTAAAGCAGGGTTAGTACCGCATCCCGACTACGATGAATCTTTTTCTAAAGAAATAGCTGAGTTTTTAGATTGGGCTAACCCAGCAGCTGTAGAGATAATAGGCACTTTAGGTACAGCTGTTGTTACTTCTCCTTTATTAGCTTCCCCTGAACCTGTAACAAAAGCTTCTTGGTACGCAGTAAACTCTTCTTCTGCTGCTTTTTGGAACTACATTGCTCAGATAATGGAGGTAGGGTCAGGCAAGCGTGAAGAAGTAAGATGGTCTGAAGTATTCGCTTCAGGTGCTGTAGGTAGTATTGCTGGGTCAAAGATAGTAAAAGATGCTACCAAGCTGCAGATAATGAAACGAAGGGGTCTTGAAGGTGCAGGTATAGGAGCAGGTTATGAAGCTGTTAAACTAGGTTTTGATACTCTTTATGGAGACCCTGTAGACACTAATTTTATAGCATCTGCTGGCTTCGGAGGAGTGGTTGGAGCTTTATTAGGTAGGTGGGAAAAAGCTTTTGTTATATACGAGGCTAGTGCCAGCGAACAAGGAGCTGCCTACTTAAGGAAAATGCTAACAGACGAGTTAAAGCAAATTAAGAAAGAAGTAAAAGCTTACGAGAAGCGTGGCGGTGTTAATATAAAAGCTAGTGCTAAAATAGAGAAATTAGAATCTCAATTAAAAGAACTTGTACCGACTGAAGAACAGGTAACACAGCGGGCTATAGATGCTCTTGAGCAAGCTGAACAGAAACAAATGGAGGAGGTAGCTAAGGTTGCTGAATCATTTAAACAAACAGAAGCTTTTAAGTTATTTCAAGATATTGATGTAGAGGGAACGGGGGCAGCTGTTAGTACTGGAGTACCGGGTGTGTTACCTAAGCAACTTACTGGAGCTAAACCTCGATACAACTACGGTGATAGAAACATTGAACTTAACTTTGAGAACGACATAGCCAAAGCACTTTACATTGCAGGCAGTGGACAAAGCTCGAAGAGAAAACAAGAGTACATTGATTGGTTGAAGTCCCAAGGAGTTGAGGATGTAGAGGGACTAGCCAAACAAGTAAGAGACGGTATTAAGTCACAAGCTAAAGCTGGGCAAGATAGTGTATTCATTAAATCACCTTTTAAATTCGTAGAACCACCTACCGCTAAACCTACTGAAGCTGCTCAAGAGCCAGACCCTGACATCCAACAGAAAGCTAGGGATATATTGGACGACTTCATGGGAGGCGGTGGTACTCGTGAGGTAGACCCTTTAACTGGTAAAGTACTAGATTCTAAAGATGAAGTAAAAGCTAGGTTGTTAACAACTGACGAAGAAAAGCGAAGGCTTATAAATGTTGTTACTCAAGTAATGGACCAAGACCTTAAGAATGTAAAAGGCGGTCGTGTTGGACAACTAGAATACTTAGCACAAGTACAAAACGAATTGAGTAGAAGGCTTGGACCTAAAGCTAGTCAAGAGTTAGGTATTGTTTTAAACTCTGCTCAAGTAACAGATAACTTTGAAGTTGCAGACGCTATTAGAAAACTAGGTATACACATGTCAGCTAATGGTGCTGTTATGGTACAAGGCTATGATGATCTAATAAAGTTTTTAGAT